GTTGATGATAAATCATCGTAAACCCCGCCTAGCTAAATGCTAGGCGGGGGTCCATGCTCGCGTCGGTTTTTCGCGGTGAGCAATCGCGAAGTAGCCAGTCTCAACACTCGGACCACCTTCCGGTAAACAACCGTAAGTGGTGGGAGTCCTTCTTTCTAAAGCGGTTAAATACCGCAACAGCAAGGGATATCCCGTTACCTTCGTCAAAATAGACGTTGGTTTTAACGCAATGCCTTGACACTCCCTGCGGTGAAGTCGCTTGTTATAGCGAAACTTCACTTTGGGCTGTACAAGGTCGCGTATCGAGTTGAGGACGAATAAAGCAGCATACTGCAGGATCCTTACTAGAGATAGTAGGGATGGTTCGCTTCCAGATTAACTGGAGGCGTTCCTCTACAGTACGAGCAGTCTCGTACATACCCCTCTCCCAAGCGGCGTTCGAAAACGCTACCCAAGAGACGAGTGTACTGGACTTACGGGACGAACTCCATGGTTGACGCAGCCTAAGCGGCGTCACGGAGATGCCGTTAAAGGCATCAATACCACAGGACTCTTTAAAGGGTCCTGCCACGCAACATTTGGCTTTATTGACCAGAAGGTCAAATCGCTCAAGTTGTTGGCAAACTATACCATGGTCTTCGGTACAGGTTACGATATCGTCACCGTACACAAACAGATTGGCGGAAGCTTCTCTAAGCTTCTTCTGTTTGTGATGTATAAGCGTTGAGACGCCAAGAGCCCAAAAGACGAGCGCTTCAACGGGAAAGCATACTGCTAAACCCATAGGAGCGAACTTCTTTAAACGGATCTTGGTACCATCAGGCATAAGTGTGTGAGAGGATCTACTTGCGTAGAGAGCCTCAAACCATCGTTTGGGAAACAGACTATGAACTAGTCTAAGACTTACACGATCACTTGCCTCCTTCATATCAAGGGTCGCCCACCGGTACGGTGGAAGCGAACCTTCAAGCGCTAGAGCACCATTGATTGACTGGTCCCGGAAGTTAATCCGGCCCTTTGTCAACGGGTGTTCTTCAAGAGTCTGAACCAAAACAGACATCTGAGCTTGTTGGATCCACTGGTTTTCCAGCGGTTCCATAGATATAAGGCGAGGACCCCGCGAGTCTTTGGGGACAAGTACTACTTTAGCACATCCAGATTTAACTGGAGTAAGCTGCTGTAGCTTGTCGAACTCGTGGGACAAATGCGATGCGTTAAGGTAGAACCAATGGTCTACTTTGTAGACACGATCCAACCGACTGATAAGTCGGCTGAAAACGTGTTTGCCTGGAGATTGCTCTCCAG